TCAACTGGATTCTGGAGAACTGGGACAGCTATGTTGGTGTGTCGTTCATCTACCGTAACGATCCTACCAAGACAGCAGAGGATCTTGGTTATGCCTACCTACCGCAGGAAGTTGTCACCAAGGAGAAGTACTACGACTATGCCAACAACCTGTGGCCTGTCGATCTGACCAACCTTGCTACAACTGATGACCTGTCGGACGAAGCCTGTGCCACTGGTGCTTGCCCTATCCGATAAGGCTGTGTCCTGAGCATGACGTATAAAAGGCTCACCTAACAGAAGGAGTTACAATGGGCTACACAGTTATTAGCAGAACAGAATGTTCTTGGTGTGACAAGGCAATGGACCTACTCTACGAACACGGCATCGACTATGAGAAGGTGGACATCTACGATGATCCTTGGGTAAGGACACTTCTTGAGAAGGCTAATCTTGGTACTGTGCCGCAGGTGTTTAACAACACTGGTGTGTTGATTGGTGGTTATGAAGAGTTGTGTCAGCACATCAATAACATTGACATCTACCAGTAGGTAGTTTACCTCAATATTAACTCCTCGTAGCTCAATTGGATAGAGCACCTGACTTCTAATCAGGGTGTTACAGGTTCGAGTCCTGTCGAGGAGACCAACTAAAGGATACCCCATGACAAAACCCGTGCGTAAAAGCTTTAATAGAGCTTTGTATGAAGCCTACGATAGTAAAGCAAAAGATGCACTGGTTCGATACTTGTTGCATAAAGGTCACACTATTGAGAGCACCGTCGAAGACTACTACGTCGATGTTGTCTCAAGAAAGCACGGTCTAACGTTCTTTAATGAGGCCGAGGTTAAGGTAGGGTGGTCAGGACAGTGGAACCCAACGTGGTTAGACGTTAGAATACCAGAACGAAAGACACGTCTACTGAACGAGTATCGTGAGAAGGATGGTGTTCTTAACTTCTACGTCTTCGACAAAGACCTTAAGCAAGCATGGCGCATTAAGGACACCTACCTTACTCAGGATGTGCTGCGTGAAGCATCTGGTAGAAACATCCGCAAGGGTGAACAATTCTACCACATACCAGTCGAACAAGCCGAACTAATAAAGGTCCCAGAATAATGGTACAAGAAAAGCCTAAACGTCAGACAAGACGTGTAACAACATACAAGAATGCTGACAACAAACCTGTTATCCAGCTTCTACCAAAGACCTTTAAACAAGAGGAGTATGTCAAGCACCTCGACACAGCAAGTCAGGTTATTGTACTTGGTCCTGCTGGTACTGGTAAGACATACATCGCTGCTACCAAGGCGTCACAGCTTTACCAGATTAAGGCTATCGACAAGATCATCATCACCAGACCTAACGTAGCGGCTGGTAAGTCCATCGGTTACTTTCCTGGGACCCTAGAGGAGAAGATGATGCCATGGGTCATGCCTGTTCTTGAAGTACTTCACTGGCACTTGGGTAAGGGTGTCGTTGAAACTGGTATTAAGAACGGTAACATTGAGATCGCACCATTCGAGACTATGCGTGGTCGTTCTTTCCAAGATGCTTTCGTCATCCTAGACGAGGCGCAGAACGTTACACCACACGAGATGAAAATGTTTCTAACTCGTGTCGGTCAGAACTGCACTGTCGTTCTTAATGGTGACATACAACAGTCTGATCTTGGTGAAACGTCAGGTCTTGCGAAGGCAATACATATCGCTAAGAAGCACTTGATCCCCGTTCCTGTGGTAGAGTTCACGGCTGACGACATTGTTCGTTCTGATCTGTGTAAACAGTGGATCGTAGCCTTTATGAAGGAGGGTTTGTAATGGGTGCTAGTGGTATTATTTGGATTGACACAGTCTACGATGCGTGTATTATCCTGCTAATCGAAGTAGCCTACGTTTTGAACATCACCTATGAGGAGATCAATGTTTGGCTCTTCTGTATTCTCTGGCCGATACTCACGGTCTACCAGACACTTCGGATCGTATACTTGAAAGGTAAAGTCAATGGACGAAAACCCACTAAATACCCAGATTGGCGGTGACCACTACAAGGGACAGGCAATCCAACCAATCCAGTATATCCTAGCCAATGAGCTAGACTTCTGTGAGGGTAACGTTGTCAAGTATATCACACGATGGAAGCAGAAGGGTGGTATCAAGGACCTTGAGAAGATCAAACACTATGTTGACTTCCTGATTGATCAGGAGCAGTCAAAACTTTAGACAAAGAAAAACCCCCTTGGAGAAATCCTTGGGGGTTATTTTTTATTTTCGTTTCTTCTTTTTCTTCTTGGCTTCCTCAGCTACCCTCAGTGCTATAGCTACTGCTTGTTTCTGGGACTTACCGTGGGACATTTCCAGTTTGATATTTGAACTGACTGTCTTCTTGCTATAACCCTTTTTGAGTGGCATTACCATTTCACCTTATCTGCCCAGTATGCTGCACTCATCTTACCCTTCTTGATATTCTGGGCATGACGAGCCTTAAATGAAGCCCTACGCTTCTTCTCAGCCTCTGTCTTTGGGTTCTTACCAGCACCATTAACACCCTGTTGACCAAAACGAATGATCTTCTCCTTACCATCAGCACATGCCTTGACAACATGTGACTTGGTAGGGTGATCAGGTGTACGCTTAGGTGCGTTACACTTCATCTTTTCTTTGTCAATTTTCTTAGCCATTAGTCTTCCTCTTAAATAGACCTACGAAACCTCTGGCTATCTCAGAGGGTGACGGTAGTAACCAACCAACAACAAGTAAGACTATGTACCATACAGGTATCTTCTCGTTGGTTATGTTAATAGTTTCTACCTGCTGTGTCTCTACCTGCTTAGTCTCGGTAGTATTGACAACATCTCTTTCAGCCTTAGTTATACTCTGCTGACCTACGATCTGTTGATTGTTCTCAGCCCCTGCCTGTACGTTGGCTGCTACGTTAGGCCCACCACCACCAAGAATACTTAATGGGTTAATCCCGCTGCACCCCGTCAGGAGCAGGAGAAGTGCTATTACCGCTAGTCTTGTCATAGATATGAAGCCCCGCTGATGCAGCTACAAAAGATATGAAGGGCCACACGATAGCCTCGACCATCTGAACGTCACCCTGATAGATTTTAAGGCAGAGTACCGCAACGAATGCTGCGGCGTACTCCCTCTTAAACGTCTTACTTGCGAAGCTCATTTCAAAGCTTACCTAGGTTTATCTCAACAGTACGTCCAGTGTCCTTGCTTGGGTCTTGGTAGTCACGGCTACCGAAAAGAAATGCAAGGTTTCTCATCATCTGGTATTTTGATGGGGCATTATTGACGGTATTCATTACAGCCTCGGTAAAACTAATATCAGAGGCAGCAAACTCCTCTGAAGTCAGCTCTCTATACTTACCGTCAGGACCAGCACCTGCACCGAAATCAACCCAAGAGTTAAAATCGTACTGGTCAGTAAGAGTAATATTACCCTCACTATCCATAGACAGTGTCGCCTCGCCAAGTGTCATCTTAAGTTCGTCGGCACCGCTTAGGTTGGCAAGGCTCTCTAGCATGTTCTGGTTTTGGTTTTGCCCACTCTTGAATCTGACTGACATACTAGAACCAACTGTGTTGTAGTCTTCGTAGGTTACCCTTGCAGTCTCACCTGGGGTCAAGCCCTTATTCTGAGCAATAGCCCTAATGGTCTCAATGGCTTCAGGGGTGAAGTTGTCAGCAGTTATCTTACGCCCAAGATTTGGCAGGAAGATGTCGTCAAGCAGTGTTTTAATAGGTGTTGATGAAACTGCTTTTGCGACTGTGACAGTCTTATCGGCAGCATTAGATATAGCCTCCCCAGCCTGACCAGCTAAGTCAGACGCTGTGGCGATAGCAGAGTCTGCTGCGGTAGCCACCTCCTCTCTGGTAGGCAACCAAAGCTCCACTTGGTCTGCTGTGTCAGACACCATCTGCTTGCCGGATGCAATGGCATGACTACCCATTGCAATAGCCTCCTCCCAAACGGATGCGTTAGGGTCTCTGGACCTGTTACTGAAGTCAAACATTACCCGTAATCTCCCTAATTACTTCGTTTAGAGTGACATCGTCTAAGTGCTTGAAGCCCTCCCAAGTAGAACGAAGTCTTGCTCTCTGTTGTTCTGGTGACCTACCACTACCGATGGCCTCTCTCGCAAGGACAAGGAACATTTCATCCTGAGTCTTTCTGTCAAAGACTGTGTCTGGTGCCAACCCCATCTTATTAACAAGGTAACTAAGTGTACTACCTACAATTTGGTATTTACCCATTGGAGTAGAGGTTAGGCCGTTACGTCCTGCATAGGTGTTTGAACCAAGGCGTGGTTTTACCCATTGACCGTATGGGCCTGACGGATCAGAGAACTGTATAAGTTCACCGACTGTCATAGTCGATACACGAACACCTCTAAACTGGTCTGAAGTTCTCTCAGCATGACCGAAGAGAGTGTCGTAAGTGCCCGCCTCTACAACCCGCAGTGCCGACTGGGTTGTTGACTCCGGTCGGAGGGAGGCTTCACTGCCAGTGTATGGGGCGATGGTACTATCATAGTTACCTCCACCTGTAGCAGACAGAGATACTCTTGTAGCAGACAGAGATACTCTTGTAGCAGATGGTAGAGTTGTGTTCAACTCAAGGGCCTTTTGAATACCAGTGGCGAAGTTAACTGCGATATCTTCATTACCCACAGCCTTGTCAGGGGTAACTTCTACTGCTCTTTTAGAGAAGTCCATAGGTGTTACTCCTTAATGAGGACACGACCATCAGCAGGGTTGACAAAGTAAGCGCCAGCGGGCAGGGCTTCAAACTGGGCCTCAATCTCTGCATCAGTTTTACCAGTGAACTGGAACGGTGCGCTGGGTGTTCCTGCTCTAGGCAAGGTAGTGGTAGCAATCCCACCGTTGTTAATGATTTCTTGGTTGGCAGCTTCTCTTTGCGCAGGAGTAGAACCAAGGTGAACCTCAAGTACTTTAGGATCAGCACCAGATCTCTTGAGAAGATCAGTAAGAGCTGTCATACCAGCAACATAAGGTTTCAGAGCATTGTAGTCATTGACGAAAGCCTGTGTCCAGCTACGTGCGTTGGGGTTATCAATCTTACGACCACGATCCTCAAGCAGGTCAGCAATAGAGCCGTTGTATAGACGGTCTGCGTAGCCCTGTAGTGCAAAGATTTCGTTTTCTTTGATTACAGGATTGCTGTTGTTGAAACCAATTGTACCGTCTGCACTAATCGTCAGTTTACTATCAGCAAGCTTACCAGAGTAGGTGGTGTTGAGGATGTTAAGCTGACTCAAGAGGGAGTGCTGAATACGTGCAGTTGCCAGAGAGTGTGCTTCTGGATCAAGTGCTTTGATAGAATCCAGTGTGCTGAACATATTCTGCGAGTACACCCTGCTAAGGTACTGTGGGTCAAACAGACGATCAGATGTCGAGACAGTAGCAGCTATCTGACCAATACCAGTGGTGAAGTTGTTTCTTACATCAGGGTCCTGAACACCACGGCTGTTAGGAATAGCAACCATGATACCGTTAGCCACATCAATAAGGTTTACCCTGTCAGCAGGACTAAATACATCCAGATCTTGAATCCGCTCAAGGAAATCTCTGTCGTACAGACCGTCAGTAGTAATATCAAGAACATCACCGAGAGGAGGAGGGTTAGATCCACCACCACCAAACTCAGGGTTGCTAGTGTTGAAGTCTTCTACAGCTTTGGTATCGGAGGATGCTGTAATACCTAGTGCTTCGTTGAAGGAAGAGAAGTCTAGGTTTGTTGACGTGTCAGGGGAGCCTACAATAGCGACAATCTCAGGTTTAGCCGTAGTTAGTGCTGTACGCATGTCTGAGTAGAACTGAGCGCTAAGGGTGTTACGACCCTCCTTCG